GATGGAAGAGTATGATCCTGAGTTGGATCAGATGCTGTTTTATCTTCCTGTTACTGGTTCTACATTTAAGAAGGTTTACTTTGATCCGCTCAAGGGCAGAGCGGTTAGTAAATTTTTACATGCTGAAGATATTATTGTGCCTTATGGCGCGACTGATTTGTTGTCTTCGCCACGTATTACGCATCGACTTACGATGGATTCCAATGAGATTAAAAAGCTACAGCTTAATGGCTTTTATCGTGATGTTGAGATTCCAGAGAGTCAATATGGTGGGGAGTATGGCGGTAGTCAGATAGAAGAATCTATTGATGATGTACAGGGTGTGCATCCATCTGGACCTTCTGAGGATATAACTTTGTATGAGGTACATGCCTCTTTGGATATTGAGGGCTTTGAAGACATGGGGCCTGACGGTATGCCCAGTGGTTTAAAATTGCCTTATATCATAACTATAATTGAAAGCTCTGGAGAGGTTTTATCAGTTCGCAGGAATTACGTTGAAGTAGATCCTATGAAACGTGCGAAACAATATTTTGTGCATTATAAGTTTCTTCCCGGTCTTGGCTTTTATGGCCTTGGTTTGACGCACATGATTGGTGGTTTGGCTCAAGCTTCTACTTCTATTCTGCGTCAATTAATTGATGCGGGTACGCTCTCCAACCTACCTGCGGGTTTCAAGTCTCGTGGTGCTCGTATTCGTGATGAGGATTCCCCACTTCAGCCCGGAGAGTTCAGGGACATTGATGTGGTTGGAGGCACCCTGCAAGGCTCTTTGATGCCCCTTCCCTTCAAGGAGCCTTCAGGGACGCTCTATAATCTTATGGGTACGCTTGTGGATGCTGGGCGTAGGTTTGCGTCTATGGCTGACATGAAGATTGGTGAGATGAGCGGCGAAACGCCTGTTGGTACGACTATGGCGATTATGGAGCGCGGCACTAAGGTTATGTCTGCAATTCATAAGCGTATGCACTATTCTCAAAAGGTAGAGTTTAAACTTCTTAGCAATATCTTTGCTGAGACGGTGCAGGCATATCCATACGCTGCTGATATGCAAATGGGTCCAGAAATATTTGCACAAGACTTTGATGCTAGAGTAGATGTTTTACCTGTATCTGATCCCAATATTTTTTCTATGTCACAGCGCATTGCATTGGCTCAGACAGAATTGCAATTGGTGCAATCAAACCCACAAATTCATGGCGGTCCACAGGGATTGTATCAAGCGTATCGTAAGATGTACGAAGCATTAGGGGTTAATAACATTGACGCTATTTTGCCTCCGCCTCCACAGCCTATGCCTATGAACCCTGCTAAAGAAAATCAGAATGCGTTGATGGGTGCGCCGTTACAGGCTTTTCCAGATCAGGATCATGAGTCACATATAGAAACTCATATGGCTGTTATGTCTACGCCTGCTATGGAGTTAAATCCACAGGCTATTGTGGCCTTGCAGGGACATATACAAGAGCACATTGGATTGTTGGCAGAGACACAAGCACAGCAAGAAATTATGTCTCAAATACCACCAGAGCAAATGCAAATGATGCAGCAACAAGCTCAGATGATGCCACCACAACAAGGACCGCAGGGACCTATGCCGCCTGATCCTATGATGCAGTTTAAGCCTCAAATTGATGCTCGTGCAGCAGAAATAATTGCAGAAATGACTGAACAGTTGGCACAAGCTGTAGCTCCACCACCACAGTCTGATCCTTTGGTAGACATACGCAATCAGGAATTGCAACTGAAGGCTGCTGATTTACAGCGCAAGCAGGGAGAGTTTGACTCTAAGCAGGATCTTAACCGTGAGAAAGAACGTAATGACGTTTTAATCGCACAACAAAGAATTGATGCTCAGGAAAAGGCAATAGATGAGAGAGCGCGTGTTGCTGAAGAGCGTATTAAAACGCAGCGAGATATAGCTGCGATAAACTCTATAGATAAGCGGAGGTAACATGTCTTCATCAGTAAGAGAAAAGATAATTGAACAAATTCGTGCAGCTAAACGTGTAGCAAGAGGTATTGGTAATGCCGTTGAAAAAGGGATCGAGTCAGCAAACGATAAGCTCGAACATATCGAAGCTAAGGTCGGAGGGGTATCCGCAAAAGCAAGCAGTAGCGATAGCCCTAAGCCAAGCAAAGAAAAAAAAGAAACCATCAAAAAAGAAAAAGCCCCAGCGAAAAAACGCGGGAGGCCCCGTAAAAAAGTTTAGTAAAATAGCTAGACCCCAGAGATTCCAAGGTATTTTCTGATTTTATAGTATTTTTACTTGTGTTTCCCTTAAAATAGCATACTGTATGCGGCATGGACGCACTACATCTTGCTGATTATCTTTTAAAGAACATACGAGAACGTGATTCTAGGTTAAAAGATAAGCTTGCAGATGGTTCGATTACTTCTTGGGAGGAGTATCGGTATATTGTAGGAGAAATACGCGGGATGGCCTACACTGAGCAAGAAATTCAGACCGCGATGAAGGGTATAGAATACGGAGATGACTAAAAAGTTATTCGTTCCAGACAGATTAGCCACATCTGGTATGCCAAAGCCAATTAAAAAAGCTTTTGCAGAGACAAAAAAAGTTAAAAATGAAGAAGATCCATCTAAAATGGAGCTTTCTGCACTTGAAAGACTACCACAGCCTACTGGGTATCGTATAAGTATTATTCCATATTACCCCAGCGCACAGACTAAAGGTGGTTTATATGTTCCTGATCAGGTACGTGAGCGCGAAGCTTTTGCAACAGTAGCCGCTTATGTAATTAAACTTGGTCCTGATGCGTATAATGACTCCCAAAAGTTCCCAAATGGTCCTTGGTGTAATGAAAAAGATTGGGTTCTTATAGGAAGATATGCTGGAAATAGGTTTAAAGTGGAAAATCTTGAGGTTCGTATTATAAATGACGATAATATTATCGCTACAATCCTTGACCCTAAAGATATTTCGTATGTATAAGTCAATCAAGAGCAGGAATTAAATATGGCTGAAGCAGAACGCGAAGAAGACATCGAAAAAGGTGCTTCTGTACAAATTGAAGAAGATCAGTATGAATCTGCGACTGTTGAAGTTAGCGCGGACGATACTTCTGAGACTGAAAAAGAAGTAAAGTCTGTTAATGATGATGAACTTGGTGATTACAGTGAGCAAGTTCAGCGTAGAATTAATCAGCTAACTGCCAAACGTAAACAAGCTGCTGAAGAAGCTGCTGCTGCTGTGCAATACGCACAACAAATGCAGTATGAAAACGAGCAAATGAAGCGCAGTTTGCAGCAAATGAGTGTTGGTTATAATACTGAAGCTGAAACAAGGTTAAAATCACAAGAAGAGCAGGCTACGAAAGCTTATGCTGAAGCGTCTGAGGCTGGAGATTACGAAAAGGCCGCAAAAGCACAACAAGCAATGGCCCAAATAGCAGTCGCCAAGGAAAAAATTCGTGTTCAAAAGGCTAAAATAGAAAGGCAACAGGCTCAAACACAACAAGTGCAAGAGCAGCCTCAACAAGCCTCTCCACCACAGCAAGCTCAACCTCAAGAGCAACCTCGTGATCCTAAATTAGAAAAGTGGCTAGAAAAAAATACTTGGTTTGGGCAAGATCGCATTATGACACGCGCAGCCCAAGCTATTCATGAAACATTAGTGTTAGAGGAGGATTTTGACCCTACAAGTGATGATTACTATAAAGAAATTGACACTCGTATGAGAACAGAAATGCCTCACAAGTTTAAGGAGAAGCGGTCCAGCGCCCAGACTGTTGCTCCTGCGTCTTCAAATGGACGGTCAGTAAAATCAGGGCGGAAAAAGTCGGTGGAATTAAGCCCCGGTCAGGTTGCTTTTGCAAAGAAGATGAAGATTCCTTTAGAACGCTATGCAAAAGAAATCGCTAAAATAGAAAGTCGGAGTAGTTAATATGGCAGACAGGACTTCACGCGAGTTAAACACGCGGGACAGCCAAGAAAGGCGAATGGAATGGAGGCCCGGTTCTGCTTTAGAAGCCCCGGAACCCCCTTTGGGGTACAAGCATCGTTGGATTCGTGAATCAGTGATGGATTATGATGATAAAACTAACGTTCATAAGAAACGGCAAGAAGGTTGGGACCTCGTTCGCGCCGAGGAACACCCAGAATGGACAGGACCAGTTGTAGATGAGGGGCGGAACGCAGGCACAATAGGTGTTGGCGGTTTAGTTCTTGCTCGTATCCCTATCGAAATGGCTGATCAGCGGAAGAGACATTATGAAGATGTCACACAAACCCAAATGGATGCAGTTGACCGTGACTGGATGAGAGACAATAATCCAGCCATGCCTAAACTTGCTCCGCAACGTAAATCTTCCGTTTCCTTCGGTAAGCGAAGGTCGGATTCTTCTAATGGAGAGTAAAAAATGGCGAATCAAGACGCTGCTTTCGGTATGCGTCCCATTGGCAGGATAGGGGGAACTCCCTATACTGG